AGTAGGGTTTATAAGAAAGATGAGTAGCTATCTTTAAAAAACAAGAGCCCAAGTAATTTGTAATACGTGGTTTTGTCTTCCCAAGTTCTGCAGCCTCTGCAACATTTTTCTTATATTCAACTATGGCAGCAAGGAATTCTTTATTATTTACATAATGTTCGGATCGCTTTCTTTTAGCCATTACAGAATACATTGAATTTTCTTCATAACCACATTAATATTATACCACTTATTCAACCGCTTGACAAGCGAAAGGAAAACAGGTACAATAACTCTGCCAGGGTTGAAAGGGATACTATTAAGAATCTTTAAATAATTTCTCTAGAGATTCTCTAGTGTCATTAACTTTAGAAACAAATCCTAAAGAGGAAGATATACCTACTTTGGAATCTTTTTCTGCGGTTTCTTTATTTAGCGATTTTACCCACCGTCTATAGGTTGTTATCTTTTCCTGATCACTAGATCTAGAGTAATATATTATATGTTTCAAATCAATCATAAAAATATGTTCATCAGATAATTTTAACCAAGGTTCTATACGATATAAAGCAAATGGCCCTTGTTTTGCTGGAAGTTGTTTAACAATAGCAGGATCCATAAGAACTAAATGTTTTTCAGCTCCATCTATAAACTCTTCCACCTGAGCGAATATTTCCTCACCTGTTAATAATTTTATTGTTGCATACTTGGTCTTCATTTTTGTTTCATGTTAATTGGAACTATTTCATAATTAAAATTTTCTTCGTTGTATATTTTAACTCGTTCTATAAGATGATTTAATGTGTAATTTTTTTGAGATTTGTATGTTGTGTCATCTGCAATATCATAAAGAGTTGCACTAGTTTTGCGATCACCCTTCCTAAGAACTCTTCCTATAGATTGAAGATTTCTTACTCTTGATTTTGAAGGGGAAGCAAAGATGACATTGTGTAGATTTTTAATGTTAATTCCAGTTGAGAAGGTTCCGTAAGAGGCAACGATAATAGCGTTATCTTGTTGTTCAGTGATTTCACGTATTTCTTCCCTTTCATTAGCTTCTACTCCACCATGAACAAAGAAAACCTTACGTTCCTTAACATTATTTATCATATTGAAAAGTATTTCACCGTGGGTTTCCACTCTACTATAAAGTAATAAAGTATTTCCTTTCAGATCTAAAGTAAGATTTTTAATAAAATTATTACGTTTTTGATTTTGAATTATAAATTGAACCTCATCTTCATACGTTTCAAACTTCTGAGGATCATGTCTAATTAGTAATATCTTAATATCTAATTTGGCAAGATGACCTTTCTCAATCAATTCATCAGTACGAATTATTTTATATGCAGGGCCAAATAGTCCTTCAAGTACCCACTTATGAGTTTGAGTTCCATCTAAAGTTCCCGTAAACCCAAATCTATATTTTGCATCTCTCAACTTAGTCATAATCTTGACAAGTGATTTAGACTTAAATAGATGAGCCTCATCACCAATTACACATCCATATCTTTTAAAGAAAGGTGCCTCCAATTTATAAATGGATTGCCATGTTGTGATTGTTACTGATTTGGTACTTTCTTTTTCTTTACCAGCATAAATTCTATGACAATACTTTTCGACATCCCAACCATACTCTATAAAATCCTTATACATCTGTTCTACAAGAGAAGTAGTAGGAACAACTAATAATACATCTTTACCTTTTTCTACCATATATCTGGTAATCGTATATATCATTAACGATTTACCAGATGCTGTTGGTGATACTAATAATTTTCTATTATATTTTAATGCATCAAATACTCCTTCTATCTGATATGGTCTTGGCTCATATCTAGATATTTTATTCATATAATCTTTAACACCTTCTAATGATACAAAACCATTCTCTTCAAAAGGTGTTCCGTAAAATTTACTGTCTAGAAATTCATATTCATAATCAGATCTCTTACAAAATGATACTATCTTATCTAACAAACCAACATATATTTCTCCAGTGGATTGATTAAATAAACGTATTTTTCCATCCCAATATTTACTTCTATACTGAGGCATGAATTTAGCGCCAGGAACCTCAAAGGTAAACGCATCTGATAACTCACAGAATACATGTGGTTCCTTAGAATCAATCTTCAAGAAGACTTCATTCTTCTTTGATATAGTCAAACGAGACATTCATATTATATCAATCCTAAGTATTTATCCTAGTTCATATAGCTTTAATTCCCAGATTTTTATCACCAATTCTATTAAACCCTTGGTGCATCACATAAGTTAAAAATGATCCTAAGATATATTTTCCATATCCATTGGTAGATTGGCTTCCTCTATGTAAGTAACTCCATGTGCATGGAAATAAAAGAACACTTCCTCTTTTTGGTTTTATATTAATATCAAATTTAGGAAATTCAGTTTCTCCATCATCAAAATTATCATTTAAATAACAGACTATAGCTAAAAATCTTTTTGTAGATTCAATATTTCCAACATCAGCATGATAATCATGTTGTTGTTGAGTATCACATAGATATCTTTTAATTCTCAAATGTTCATATCCATATTTCTGAGGCCATTGAGTATGATGTATATCTGCATCTTTTTTATATTGTTTAATTGTACTCTCTAATCCATTAAGAATAATTCTAAATGGTTCTTGAAATTCATGATGTCTCATTATATCTAATCTTTGGCAATCACATGCACCACAAGTCTTAGTACCATCTTCTGTATAACAAAGACTCATTTTCTTTATTTGTTCTTCTTGTTCCCTCCACAATTTTTCATAAGTTTCTATTAAACTTTTACACAAAGTTGGTGAGAATACATTATCATATACTCTTATGTAATTAGATTCCATCAATCATAACCTCTGATAAACTTTTGCCACTCAATTGCATTTTTAATTTGAAAAGTTCTATTCTGAATAGTCTTTATAATACTTTCCAGATAATCTATCATGGTATTATAATACTCTACCTTTAATTCGGCATCTGATAATCTTTGATCAGAATCTAGGTATCTTTGTATTGCATCCTTTTCTCTTACTTTATATGGAAATGGTTCTTTCTCATATACCTCTGGTTCGGCTTTACCAGAATAATATAAGTATCTCTCCTGCAAAACTTTTTGATATATCTTTTTACATTTTGTTCTAAGAAGTCTCAAATCATTATAAAGTTGATAATATTTAGCATGTAATGTAGGCACCACTAAAGAAGAGGTGTGCAATTCATCAGGATCAATCTGGGAATCTTTTTCCCACATACCCTGAATTGTCTCAAGGTTCATATTTCTTTGAAGTTTTTATCTAGTAATTGGAAAATTTTGTATTTGAATAATACTTGAGCTGTAAAGTAATTAATGTCTGTATTAGTTGCATCAAAGTCAAGACTTGATAAACTAACAGGAAACATTGATTCTATTTTAACATATGCTTGAGGTCTTAGGTTACTATTTAAAATTTGAAGAGTACCATCAGAAAATTCTGCATTTGCATTATCCTTATCACCTATTTCTGGGTAATATGGATCCTCTAATTTCATATCCGTAAAGTCTCTTTGACTATTTGGATAACCTAAACCAATCATCCATTTGTAAATTTGATTATAATTTTCCATCTCCTCATCAACGATAAAGGAAACACGGAAATCATCATAAACTAATTTCTCACCAGGAAGTTCAATATCCTTATATGGATTTGGTTGTAAGGCAGTACCTAAAGTAATTCCAGGCAAATTAGCTTGAACTGCCAAAAAATCCACCTTTGGAGCTTTATTAATTTTTAATTTGAACCCTACAGGAGAAAGAAAATTTCTATTTGATACCTGTTTCAAGGCTGGATTTATGGCCATTATACACTATTTTTTTACTATTTATCAACCTTTGCCCAATCATCATACTCCTTTATTTGTTCTGGAGTCCAGTCTTTCATATAATGATTACCTAATGCACCACCCAGTAAGTAGACACTAATACCATTAAATGTTTTTGCTGGTTCTGTTTTTTTGTAATCCATAAATAATTTTTTTAAAACTGTGAGGGAAGGAGTCGAACCTTCAAGTCCCGCCAGGAACATCAGTTAAACAGACTGACACGTTTACCAGTTTCGTCACCTCACAATGGAAGCCCTATGAAAGGGCTGACATGAGACGTTGCATCCCGATTCCTCCACCACTTCTAGGGAAGAAATCAAAGGAGAGAAACTCTTCGAGTTCTTTCTCCACTCTTTCCTTACCAAATAAATCAATAATCAGTTGAGCATACTTTCCATCAGAGATAGTATAGAAAGTATCTCTCATCTGATCTTTATCAGTACTCCTTTCAGCACTACCAATAGTCTCTTTACCATCTAATATAACATCAATCTTTTTACTGGTGCCATCTTCATTACGTGCCATGTTCCAGAATGGTGATGTCCACTCAGGGAAGTCTGTAATCATACCTCTACCAATTTGTCTTTCATGATCATGGTCAAGTTCTTCAGTCTTGAATAACTCTGCCCACTTATCATATTTTTTGATCTGTGTTTTAGATAAATCTAAACCTAACCAATGACATAATTCCTCTTCCATTTGTTCTAGTTCTTTTACACCACCCTTCATTTCAAACTCAAACATAGGGAATATAATCTCATGTCTGCCTGGCACAGGATTAGGTTCTGCACGATATGAAGTTGATACACAGAAAAACCCCTCTGCTTCAGGGTTACTTAATAATTCATATTCTAACCACATCTGACCTGTCTGTGGTAGTGGCCAAATATTACCAGCATAGTTATAAGTTGCTACTGTTTCTGGATCTTCGCAAGCAGCAAGGATACTCAGTCTATTCTGAGTGTGAACTTCCAAAAAATTTTTAGACAAAAAAAATGACCTCAATAGGTCAACAGTCTCGCTATACTTTTTTGGGTCAATTAACGCAGTCATTATTTTAAGCTAAACTAATATATTTAGACAAAAAAAAGACTCCCCCGAAGGGAAGTCTTGAATAAAGGATATATCTCCTTTCTTCTTACATAAGGTTAGTAACTTTAACTCTTCTGTAATAACGGTTAGCGTTCTGTGTAAGAGCACCAAGTCCTTGAGTAGCACCTTCAGCAAATGGGTTGGCAACCATACCATATCTGGTCTTGAAGCCGATCTTAGGCTGGAAGGAGTTCTCCCCAACGGCACGAACCATCTGTAGTGGAACGTATGGGCAATAGAACAGTCCTGCATCGTAAGGTGAAGAACCTTTGTATCCTACAACGTAGAAGTGGTTCGCCTCACCACCACCTGAAGCAGCATAAGGATCGATGTATACACGATACTTACCATTGATTGTACCAGCAAATGTATTACCAGTGTCATCAACGTTCAAGTTAGCGTTAAGAGCAGGTGTGTAGTCTAGTACACCAGCCATTGTTAGTGCAGAAGCAACGTCAGCAGAAGTAACAATGATGTTACCCTTTCCACGACGAGTTCTTTGTGCAACAGCGTTTGCATCTCTTTCTATCTGGAATAGAAGTCCTTTGAACTTCTCAACAGACCAACGACCATTACTGTCTGTATCTAGGTCGAATGTTCCAGCAGTTGTTGTGTTTGCCTGAGCACCAGACTCAGCAACCTTGTAGATTGTACGAACAACTTCTCTGTTGATTTCAGCAAGTATTTCAGTAGAAAGAATATTTGCTAACTCAGCCTCAGCGTTCAATCCGTGGATTGCCTTAAGGTCTTGAGCAAGTTCTAATGAATACTCAGCTTTTAGCGCACGAGATTTCGCAGTAACTGTTACTTTCTCGATTGAGAATGCCATCTCACGGAAGGCATTGTTGCCTGTACCGTCAAGAGCTTCAGCATCTCCTGTCACCATACCTTGACCAGTGGAGTATAGTGCCTGAGCAACGTCTCCAGATCCAAGTACGGATGGGTTAGTACCCTGTTGTGCGTCTGTACCGAAACCAGCGTTAGTAGATGTGAATCCAGCAGTTAGGTCTGTATTCTTATCTTGTCCAGAGAATGCAGAATCTACTTCGTTGTAGAATGTTTCTGTTCCAGACTGGTTGGTATAGCGTGAACGCATCGCAAAGATCAGACCAGTTGGCCCGTTCATTGGTTGTACGCCACAAATGTCGTATGCCAAAAGGTTAGGCATTGAACGACGGATAAGACTAATAAGTACTGGGTCGAAACCTGCAGTAGGGCCAGCAGCAGTTGCACCGCCACTGAATCCACCAGAAGCACCAGCAGCATTACCTGCGTTAGTGATTTCTTGAAGTTGACCTGGTGTACCGTTTGTATTAAATTCTCTTTCCTCTCTGAGGAATCTTTCTTGGTTCTCTAGCAGGACTGCAGTAGTCGCTTTACGATGAGGATCCTTGATTGAATCAAGACCATCATG